GAATCAGGGAACGTGCTGCCCATCATGTATGGGCATCGCATGGACGACCCTGATTACAACCTCGGCGGTGCCATCGATATGGGAACAGACGACCACGGGTGGTGGATCAAGGGGCAATTCGATATGGATTCGCCTAAATCCGCCCAAGTGTACCGCCTTGTGAAAGGCAAACGCCTGTCGCAGCTCTCATTTGCTTTTGATGTCCTGGATGAGGGGACCGTGGAGCTGGACGATGGGCAGACAGCCAATGAGTTGCGCAAGCTCAAGGTCTACGAAGCTTCGTTCGTACCTGTCGGAGCCAATCAGGACACATCGATCGTGGCGGTCAAATCAGCTGCTGACATGTTGACCGCCGAAGTCAAAGCTGGGCGCGTTATCTCAGCCAAGAATGAAGGCACACTACGCAAATCAGTGGCGCAGATCAACGCGGCAGCGGAAAGCCTGAACAATGTCCTGTCCCAACTGGATGGGGAGAAAACCAATCTTGATGTGGAAGAAGCCAGCGGTAATGCCAAAGCCAAGACCGAGGAGCCTGAACAGGCCAAGGCCGAGGAGCTGAAAGCCAACCCGTCCGTGGAGGCCATGTCGCAGTTAATACACATCTATGAGCAGACAGCTCAGGAAGGAGATTCACAATGAATCTCAAGGAGAAACGCGCTGCGGCACTCGCCAAGGCGCAGAAGTTCAACGAACGCATCGCCAACGGCGAAGAACTCGGCGAAGAGGATGTCACCACATTGAAGGGCATTCTCTCCGAAGTGAAGGACTTGGACGCACAGCTGGCCAAGGCGGCCGAGAAGAAGACCCTGCTCGATCAGCTCGGTTCTCTCGGAAAGAAGGAATCCAAGGTCGACAATGAGGCCAAGTCTGGCGTGATCGATGCCAAGACTCCAGGCGAGTTCTTCATGAAGAGCTTGAAGAACGCTGGTCTGACCGTTCTCGACACGAAGACCCGTGGATTCCAGACCACGGAGTTCAAGGCCGCAACCGACGTGCAGCACGTTGGACAGGCGACAGACGCTTTCGGCCCGCTGGTCACCGACATTGACACGAACTTCGTCATGCCATACCAGCGTCCGCTCCTATTCGCCGACATCCTCGGCTCCGGTGCGGTTTCCGGCAATAGCATCAAATATCCGGTATTCGGAGCACTTGAAGGTTCTACGGCTTTCGTGTCAGAGGGTGGTGCAAAGCCTCAGATTCATTTGGCTGACCCCACATGGGTGACCGATTCTCTGGCTGAGGTCGCAGGGTTCTTCAAGATCACCGATGACATGGCCGAAGATGCCGATTATGTGGTATCCGAAATCAACTCGACCGCGCTCTATGATCTGCAACTGCGTGAAGAACTCGCTCTGCTGTCCGGAGACGGCACCAGCAACTCCATCAAGGGCGTACTCAACCGCGACGGCATCCAGACCGTGGCGAATGCCTCAGGTGAGACTGTCAGTGATCCTGACCTGATCTTTAAAGCCATCACCGCAGTCCAGGAGGTTACTGGCTTCGCTGCTGACGGTATCGTCATCAACCCTGCTGACTATCAGGCCATTCGTCTGTCCAAGGATGCGAACGGGCAGTATTTCGGTGGTGGTTTCTTCGCTGGACAGTATGGCAATGGTGGCATTATGCAGAACCCATCGCTGTGGGGGCTGCGCACCGTAGTATCTGCCAGTGTTGCGAAGGGCACCGCCGTCGTCGGCGCGTTCTCGACCGCGGCGAAGGTGTTCCGCAAGGGTGGCGTGCGTATTGAATCCACCAACTCGCATGGCGATGATTTCACCAACGATCAGATCACCGTGCGTCTGCGCGAGCGTCTCGGGCTGCAGGTCAAGTATCCGGCAGCCATCGCCAAGGTGACTCTTGGCGCTGCGGCATGAGGTGATCGCCGATGATGAAATCCTATGAACTCAACGGCCGCACCTTCCTGTACAGGGAAGGTCAACAGCCGAAAGACGCGGTCGAGGTTGCACAACATGCTCCTGATAACAAGGACGCATCCAAAACGGTGAAGCGCAAAACCTCCACCGCCAAGCAAGAGAAGTGAGGTGATGGGGCGATGGCTGAAACGATTCCAGACCTGATATCCAGTGACACGACGGTGGACTCATCGACCTGGCTCAAGGCCGCACAGCAATCCGTGCGATCCTACTGCGGCTGGCACATCGCCCCGAACATCGAACAGACACTGAAGCTTGACTCCTACGGTGCCCGCACCCTGCTGCTGCCATCCATGCACGTCACCGACATTTCAAGCCTAGTGGTGAATGGCGTTGAAATGAAAGACAGCATCGATTGGAGCATCGCAGGGACCGTGCGCCTGCGTGAAGGATATTTTCCCGACTGCCCAGGGGCCGTACAAGTTACGTTGTCCCACGGTTTCGATTCCGGTGAAGTCGCAGACGTGACCTCTCTGATATTGAAACTCGCACAACGCGGTTCGACCGGTCCTGGAGTTATCGGCTCGCAATCCACGAACGGTTCGAGCGTCACCTTCATTACTGCGGGCGGAGCGCCTTTAAGCATTCCACTCCTGCAGATTGAGAAGGATGCGTTAGAGCCGTACAGGCTGACATGGGGCGTTTCATGAGCACCGCAGCCGATTACGTAGAGCAGAATTCAACGTTTTCGCTGCAGCACACGGAACAGTTCACACGTCAGCGTAGAAAACTGATCGTTGACCCATACGATCCAGACAGCAGCACGCTTGGCGACTGGACTGACACGGACGACATACAGGTGAACGGTGCCCTGGCATCACTCACCAGCGTCGAACAGGACGATGCCATGCGCAGCGAAGTACTCAGCACCGCACAGTTCGTTTCAGACATTCCCAATCTTGATGTCAGACGTGGAGACCGGCTCTTAGCCAGTGACGGGCGCAAATGGAACGTGGTCGGATACCCGACCCATGACGTGAACGCCTTCACTGGCTGGCAGCCGACACTCGTATGCAACATAGAGGAGGTGATCGGCTGATGCCCGCATCAGGACAGACACAAGTGGAATTCAACGACTCGTTCTTCGAATCGATCCTGCGCAGCTCCGGCGTCAAAAGCCTGTGCTCGCAGAAAGCCGAAAAGGTGCTGCAAGCAGCGAAAGCCAGTGCCCCCGTCGACAGCGGAGCATACAGGGACGGCCTGCAACTGCGCACGGTATCCAGAGCGCACCGAGACACCGTCATGGTAGTGGGCACGGACGCGAAAACCATGCTCATCGAATCCAAGACCGGCAACCTCGCCCGCGCATTGAAGGCCGCGAAATGACCATCTACCTACCGCCCGACATGGAGCTCTTCCTCACCGGATGGCTGCGCTCGCAGATGCCTGACGTGCGTTTCGTCAACAAGGAGCCGGAAAGCCTCTCGACTCCACTGACGAAACCTGTGGTCGTCATACGCGATGATTCGGGAACCAAGACATCGTATGCGACGTTCGACCGTTCCATTGGCGTGAGTGTGCTCGCCGGTTCGAAGACCAACGATAAGCCGGCCAATGATCTCGCGAGGCTCATCTATGCGCATCTGACCTGTGATGAGATCGTCACCGCTCGGGAATCGCCGGTCGCCGCGCTCATCGATTCCGGTTGCAATGGCCCTTATCCGGTTCAGGACGACCATGATTACGCACGCCGGTACATGACCGTCGAATATTCGACGGTCGGCACCATCCAATAACCATCAACATTCCTCGAAGCCACTCCACACGGGGTGTCTTTTCTCATATCCAAGGAGAGAAAACATGACAGCAGATGCCAAAGGCAATGATCTTCAAGCGGTCGACGTTCCCATCACCGGCCAGCTGGCCGTCGCCCCATACGACGCGGCCAACCTGCTCACCTCCGAAGCGGGAGGCGGGCCCACGGTCACTTGGCCGACCACCAATCCTTACGTGTGGCTGGGCCTGATCAAACAGGACGGCGGTGCCACCGAGAGCCAGGATCAGGATGACGCCATCGAGTTCTTCCAGAAGGGATACTTCCTGAATCAGGACCCCACCATGACAATCCAGTGGGGACTGGCGGAGTTCAACGCCGCCGTCCGCAAACTCATCACCGGTCAGACGGCGGATGCGAACGGCATGATCGCCGTGGACACGTACACGCCGGACACCAAGTGGATCGCGTTCTACGAGGAGGTCTATAAAAACGGCAAGGTGCGCCGTCTCAACGGTGTCATCCAGGTGACCACCACGGAGGTCGACCAGTCGGAGCGCGGAAGCGTGAAGGGACGCACCGTCACCATGACCTGGCAGCCAGACGAGATCGTGGGCAATGGTTCCACCACCAAGTTCAACGAATGGCAGTACGACCCAAAAGCGTGAAGTCGGTAGCGGTGACCGCCGCTGATGGCGGAACCGCACCGACTGTCCAGGTTGGTTCAACAATTCAACTGAAGGCCGTCGCGACATTGGAGGACGCTTCGACGATTGATGTGACAGCATCGTCTCAGTGGGCGTCGAATGCAGCATCCAAGGCAACTGTTGATGGCTCAGGAAAGGTTACCGGCGTTGCTGCGGGGACGACGGAAGTTACCGCTACAAGCGGTGACGCCACATCGCCGGCTGTTACTGTCACAGTATCCGCCTGAAAGTTATTCATCCCATCCGTGTGGTTCATGCTCTCCATGCGGATGGGATTTTCACATAAAAGAGCCTCATCTTAAAGGAGCATAAGAATGGTACAGAAGAACGATATTCCAGATGATCTCAACTTTGAAGATGCCACCGAAGAATCGTATGAAGCGGGAATCGTCGAAGCTGGAAAGGCATTGGAGAACCGCTATATTGTCAGATTCCCTAACCTGTATGTGAAAACTTACGAGGGACATACTTACCGCCTGCCGCTGGCAGTGAGGGCTGACTACTTCGATGACGAGGATGGCCAGGAATCGCCATTAGCGCAGATCAGATCGGTGCTGACGCGCGAGAATCCAACCAAACGTAAATTGATCAACAGTGAAATGTCGGTCACCTTGCTTGCCATTGGTGACAGGTATGCGGATGTTATCGCCGACGTGCAGATGGCATCACTGGGAAAATACAAGGCTTCCTCCGCAGTATCGAAGCCGACCGCGTAGAAGCTGCTGCAGACTTCGCCAGGCTCGGATGGTCACTGGCAGGTGATGTGGGTAACCGGCTGCGTTACGGCGACGCGATGGCGTTGTACGCCTCACTCATAGCCGACCCATCAAGCATGACCGGGGCCAAACATCTCGGATTGGACTATCCGATGAGCTGGGAAGGGTTGTCCGCCGCCTTCCACCAGCGAGGGTATCTGATGCCGGCACCCCTGCGCATCGGTGAAGAACCGG